TATTTGGTCTACAGTTTCAGCATCTGAAAGAGCAGATGAAGCCTGGGGGTTGTTAAAATTAATTAACGAGCTATTAGTTATATCTATGAAAGTAGTTTCATCTTTGTTAGAATAGGTATCGTTAAAAATTGCTCGCTGCCTAGGTGAATCATAAATAAACAATTTATTAGCATTAATTGCATTTTTGCTTATTACACCCGATACATTATCTGATTGTAAGTAGTTTACAGAAACTATATCTCCTTCAGTTAAATCTTTACCAAATACACCGTTACCAAATTTAATTTCATAATAGCCGTTCTCGTTGAGTCTTATTTCATAAACTCTATCAGTAGAATTTGATAAGTATAAACTCTCTACTACATCATACTCATAGTACGTATCATTATCCTTTTCTTTTACATACACACTTAAAGTGTCTTCTGCAATAAATTTATCTGTTTTATTATCAACTATATTTTTTACTACTACAGGTAGAACCTCAAAGGGTTCACCTTGTGCCACATAATCTGGATACTCTTTAATAGATCCTTGATATAACACTACAGTATCATTCAATGTTGAAACTACTTCACTTGCGTTGGTATTTTTATTAAAAGAGTAATCTTTATTAAATGTATATTGCACACCGTTAACTAAAAAATATGAATATTTACGTATTGTATAATTACCGGTAGCCATTGAAGCTGTTCCAACAGCATTAATAGGAACAATAGAAGTTTGTCTTCCAACAGGTTTGTATCCTATTAACTTTACAATTTTGTTCATGTTTTCATATAATGTAGCTTGATCAAAATTTACTTCAGAGGCAGTAGTGTTTAAATAAAATAGCAAGACATGATACGAATATGCTATAATATCAATTATAGCAGCAAGATTACTTCCATCAAAATTTTGATCTGTAAACTTTTCATTTTCATTTAATCTATTTACAATATACTCTTTTAAAGTTACTGCATCAAACGCCACATAGGCATCTTGCGGTAAATTAAATTCTAAAAATTTGTTAGTTGTTTCTTCTGTTGGCATGGTTAAAGTACAAAATATCCGTTATTATTTAGTAATGACTTAAGTGAGAGTCCATATATGTTTAATGATGGTACATTTATTTGCAAGGTAATAAAATACTCATGTTGATCTGGAATAGGTCTAACCCCTACATTTGTTAATTGTATTCTTGGCTCCATTTCTGGTAATTTATTATTGATATCGTCTTGAATTTGAAAAGCATTAAAATCATTTACTTGTTCAAAAAGATAACGCCTTAAGTCTAATCCAAATTCCGGACTGAGTATTTTTTGACCTGGAGAAGTTAAAAATATATTTGTAATACTATTCTTAATAGCTTGCTCATCATAAGAGCCTTGCACGTCTTTAAGTATAACTTCTTTATTTAGCTGTCTATTATAATAAACTGATGGCGTTAGATCTAGAAATAAATCTTTATACAAATAACCTTGCTCTAAAGACGATTCATCTAAACTATCTACCGCAGTATCTGTTAACTTAATAAGAGCCATTTATAATATTTAATACCAGAGTGGTAAATCGAATTTAAGGAACTATAATATAATATAAGTATGCGTGTTAAAGGTAAAACTGCTGTTGAGGTGGAAATTGACCCTAGAGAACTAGTAAAAGCTCTTAAAGAAGAGGTGTATTCTAGAATGAATTTCCCTAGTCCAAATGAAGGTCGAGTATACATTAAAGACGGACGATTTGTTCATGAAAAGTCCGTATACACAACACATTCTTTTGAGATTGAAGAAGACTTAGGACTCGTTATAGAAGATGACGAAGAGGTCTTTACAGCGTTTCATACTTTAGCAGAATTTCTTAAAGATTAAGTTCGGTAATACCGTGTGATTATTTGCAAGTCTGCATAAATAATATTATGGCAGATAAAAAGTTTGTTAAGTTGCACGAATCTTATATGAGGAGATACGAACGTGGGGGATTCCTCGTTGGTGATGTTTTTAAGTTTAATGACGGTTTTAAAGGAACGGATAGCTTCAAGTCTCTTGGAACGAATACGCAAGGACTAATAGATCAAATGATTGATTCGGGGCTCCATGTAAGAGTTGTTGGTATAAAAGATACTAGCCCTGCTCGATACCCTGCTAACCCAGATACTAGCTCTCTTGATGTTGTCTTAGACATCGCTCTAGATACAGGCGGCGGGAGATATTCACATTACTGCTCAATACCAGCAAGCCTAGGCCAATCTGTTGAATATTATCCTAACCTATTACCTATACCTGATGCCATGAGGCGAAAGAGCAATGTTAATATTAAACCAGAAGAAATTAACACTACAGACACACCAGTAAGCGACGTTCCGCCGCTTGGTACAGACGCAGCTGATGGACCTGACGAGGGCCGTGCCAGGGACATGTCTCTCCCTAAACAGAACGTAGAGATTCCTTCCGACCCAGCTACACCCTCACCGGCAGTAACATCATACACAAATCAGTATCTTGCTGATTTGAAATAAGCTTAAACACTTTCTAAATTTACTAAACAAGCAAAAGCGTTAATTTCTTTATCTACAACAAACGCACTTTTATAGAGATGATCAGCGATAATAGCGATCATCTCTTTCTTTTTAAGATCGACTATATTTGCTGTATATATAAAGTTTAAGTAATTAGATAACAATGTATCATAATCACCTTGAAAGCGATCCTCGTTTTCAATTAGATACCTTCTAGCTTCAAGAGAATTTTTTGAAACTATTTTTTTGTAGATTGTTTCGAGAAGCTCGCTATCGCTATTAATGTTAGCAATACACAACTCTGAATCAATAACGTTCTTTTGAAGCTCATTGATCGCTTTCCGTAAATCGGGGAAGTGACGCTTAACAAGTTGGATGAATTTAATCTTTTGTTCGTCTGATACTTTAACATTTTCATTTTTAAGAATATGATAACAACGCTTTACAGCGAGTTCTACAACCGGCTTAATATCTAAAGCCTGACACCTTGATTGCAAGGCCGGTATAATTTTATGCTTGTAGTTAGCAGTAAGAATAAACCTACAATACTTAGCAAACGTCTCCATAGTATTACGCAAAGCAGCTTGCGCTTGAGCTGTTAGACCGTCGGCCTCGTCTAATATTACTACCTTAACACCCCCATCAAATGACTTAGTTTGAGCAAAGTTAGTGATATTATGTCGGATGGTATCGATACCAGACTCATCAGAAGCATTAATATAAAGATAATTACATTTGAGTATATCGTTAACAATAACTCTAGCAAGTGTGGTCTTACCAGTACCTGGATTACCAACAAAAAGCAGATTAGGTATTTCATCTTTAAACTCTTTTACTATATTAAGAGTACGTTCATCTAAAATAACATCCTCTAACTTAGCAGGACGGTATTTCTCTACCCATATTTTATCAAAATCTATCATAATTATTTACCAGATGAACCAAAGCCTTTTTCACCGCGTTTAGATTCCATAATTTCGCCTTCCGATACTTCTACAGTATAGTTTCTATAAACTACAAACTGAGCAATTCTATCTCCAGCTTTAACTTCGTAATCTTTATCAGTATTATTATATAACTTAATACCAGCATCTCCACGATATCCTTGATCAATAATACCAGGATGTGGAATAATACCGTGTTTAAAACCTAAGCCTGATCGACCTTCAACCTTTACCCAGAATCCAAAATCGATATATGCAAATTTAAGCCCAACATCAACTACAGCAGAACCACGCGCAGGAATAATTTTATCCTCTACTGAAGTAACATCTAACCCTGTATCACTTTCATGATTTTTAGACGGTATTACAGCTTTATCATTCGTCTTTTTAAACTTTACAACCATACATCTATAATAAGATATATTGTAAAATATTCAAGTAGAGATTAAATATATGTATGGCCGAAGAATTAGATGAGGCTGTTAACGATATTATAGCTCAGTTGAAGCAAAATAATAAAGCTAGCAAAGCGCCTGTAGAAGAAAGTGTTCTCAATAAAGAAGACTTAGAAGATTTTCTCATACAGAATTCTAGCAAGTTGATAAAAAAATCTCTATCTATAGTAGATAATGTAAATGATTACATTCAATCAGCTCCGGAGAATAGAGATGTTGCGGCTATGGCAGAATTAATTAAAGCGTCTTCTGGAGCTATTGAAGCGTTAAATAAACTTCATACTGCTAAGGAAAGAAATGAGACACAAGTAGCAGTTAAGCAGATGGATATAGAAAGTAAAGAAAGACTAAACATTGCAGACAACCAAACAAAAATGCTGCTTTCTCGTGATGATGTTCTAAAAGCTTTAGTAGAGAAGGAAGACGATGTTATAGACGTTTAGTAAACAAACTGCTCACAATCTTCAACAATATCGCAATCAGGTTCTTTTATACCTGCAAGTAGTCTTAAATACTCCTCCATTGAATTACATGGCATAAAATAAACTTTCCCATCTGCAGTAACATGCTCATGGCAACCATCACAACCCAACTCTCTTCCTCTGTTAGTAGCTTCTTCACATGTATCAAATACACCTGGTGGTCTATATGAATCCGGGCCAGGTTGAGGCTTAGGATCAGTTCTCAAACCTCCTTGCCCACCTATAGTCCACATATCATAAGTACCGTCACCTGTCTGCATCTGTTGAGTATATGTTTCGTTATCTACTATAGTATTGCCAAAAACGTCTGTTTTTATAGATTCGCATTTTTGTTGAATAATCTTATTAGTAGTAGTATACTCTGTTCTATCTAGCGATAACAGTAATCTATTAACAGCGCCTAGTACCCCATAAGCTTTGTTTAAATCTGAGGCAAACATATTAGTTAATTTTTGAAACTTATAAATTTTACTTGAAACAACTCCTAAAGCACCTTCTATTTCACTAAAAATAGTATCAGTCATATCTCTCAAGGTATTAAAAAATTGTACATCTTTTAACATTAAGTTACCAGAAGCAAAATTTGTAAATCCTCTAGCCCACTCTGTATTTACTCTTAAGATAGGAAATTTATCTATATAAGGTAAGGTATTATCATTTGCGACGCTACCTTCTTGATTAAAATTAAATACATTAGTCGCAGTTTTAACACCTGCGCTAATATTCTCTTGCATCTTAGGCGGTAAGTGATTATAAAGATCTAAAGCTGCGTTTACTGGCTCCAGCCCATATACTACTGTAGATATATTGTTTCTAACTGAGTTACCAAGAGTACCTATTGCATCGTTGGTGGATCGAAGTAAATTAAAATCCCCAGATAGAATACTAGATATGTCTTCTGCGGCGCAAGCATAAGGACCATTAAATATTTGCCTTAAATAGTACAAAATTGACATTTCATCTAATCTTAATAAATCTTGCACTGAATTAAGTTTTAACATAAAGTCAGATAACTGATCTAAACCTAATTCGAAAATTTTCAGAAATGAATCCATGAAGTCTAACTCATGTTCTGTATATACATGACCCATTATAGGACCAGAAAGATTACCGTCGCAATCTCTTTGAATGAGATTCTCAAATTGTTTTTTAGTTACAAATAAAGATCTTAAGATCTGTGCTTTATTATTGAAGAAACCGTTTATGTCTCCAGTAAGCCCTTGTACTATTTGATTTAAACAAGCCGACATATATTATATTTAAGTTAACACCTGTATATCTCCTCCTGGGCGTGTTAATCCTTTATCGAAAGACTCTTTTTTATCTGCTGGATTCCCTATATTATCATATTTTTTAATCTGCTTACCTTTTAGTGGATCATCACCTAAAGATGCATCATCAAATCTTTGATCTATATCAGGCCCAACGTATGTCTTAACACACTGCATTACGTTCTGGTAACTATCTTTAAAAAATCTATGATGTACTTTAGTTACAAACCATCTACCTAGCATTTTACCATCAGAGTAAGACTCTTTAGCAGCTAGACCTCCGACAAGTTTAAAAATATCAATAAACCTACCTGGCTGTCTGTTTGTATCCCCTTGGTTATCTATAGATAGCTGTAGATTTAAAAAGGTGAGATTAGAAACCATTTGAGCTTTAGCTATGTTAACTATTTGCTCTTTTTGAAATGGAAATTGAAATGGTTTTATAGTTGTACTCCTTATTTTGTTTACAGGTACAAACGATTGAGGCTTACCTCCAACTAATTTAAATATATCTACAAAAGATTTAGCCCATTCGGGAGCAATTTCTTCAATAGATACCTGGTGTTGACCTTGCGTACCTCCAATTGGATTGTAAAAACCGGCAGAGTAATTTGTAAAATATTGATTTCCATAATTTACCATAGGTGTAGTTATGTTAGCATTTTTTAACATGCCTTCATTTTCATTAACTGGTACTTTTGAATCTTTTGGATTATTTTTATTTGTATCCAATTCACCAAGAGATCCTGTATCTCCTTCCGCCCCAGCAGTTAAATCCCCTAAACCAAACCCTTCTATAGCAAGAATTTCATTATCTTTAAAAATTAAATCTATTGGTTCAAGAGTATAGGTTTGTTTATCACGATTATATATTAGAAGTGATTGTACAGGAAGAGATTGACCCTCGCCTCCTAAAGAATAATTTATTCTAAGTAAATACTTTAATAAATCTGAATATCTCCAGTTCATAGGTATTGTAATAAATTCACTTGCTGCTGCAAACTCTCCTGAAGGGGCACCTATTTCATGATCACCATTATCCCAAGGATCACCAATAACTTCTTCTCCTAATACATCAATTAACATCTGCTTTATAGCAGCACCTACAGTAGTATTACCGTCTTTTATCATCGCCTCAGTGGGGTATTTTTTACCATACGGTACCTGCTCACTAAGTTTATAAAAATTTTTATCTATTAATTTATAAGATTTAAAATTATTTGATCTATCTGTTTTTGAGACACTATTACCTTCATCCGTTATAACGAATGAATAACTTAAAGCTGAAGTAGGGTCAATTTGATATTCCGACCACTCAGCTAGCTTGATATGGAGATAATCGTTTCCGTCGCCGGTTGTATAGTGGTTATCTTCAATATAATCGAAGGGATTATTAATAGTTATAGACCCTGCGCAAAAAGGCT